CCGCGCCGAAGCAATAGCAGCCATGCGCCAGTCCTTAATGATTGGTAATCAGTTTTGGAAGGCAAGATCAACCCATGGCAGGAAACCTATATTCCACACCGCTGAAGCATTATGGGATGCATGTCTCCAGTATTTCGATTGGGTAGCAGCTCATCCGTTACTTGAGGCCCAGGCATTCGCATACCAAGGGGAGATAACAGAAAACAGTCTCCCCAAGATGAGGGCAATGACTATAGGCGGCCTGTGTATCTTTCTTGATATAAGCCAGATGACGTGGGGGGAATATAGGAAGCGGGCGGAAGATTACTCTTATGTCTGTAGCCAAGCGGAGCAGGTTATAAGGGAGCAGAAGTTCACGGGCGCCGCTGCTGGACTCCTGAATCACGCCATCATCGCAAGGGATCTCGGGCTGGTGGACAAGAAGGACGTCACCTCAAATGGGGAATCAATCGCCCCACGGGTACAGGAAGGCATGGACCCGAAACAAGCGGCAGAGGCTTTCGCTCAACTCATGCGGGAAATTAAACTGAAATGAATTGGCCCCCAGATTACACCAAGGAGTTGTTGCTACGCCAGGAGCGGTTGCTTCGTATAATAGCTGATCCGCTTGCGCAGGCCGGGGCCAGAGAACACTACAAGAACAATCCCATCGACTATATTGAGCACTGGTGCATCACCTACGACCCCCGGAACGCCTCTCAGAGCCTCCCCACCACAATGCCTTTTATCCTGTTCCCCAAGCAGAAGGAAATGGTGGCTTTCATCATGGACTGCCTGCGGAGCCGGGAGAACGGACTCCTGGAGAAGTGCAGGGATATGGGGGCGACGTGGTTGTGTGTGGCCCTCACCACCTACCTCTGGTTGTTCTGGGATGGCGCCTCAGTGGGCTGGGGGTCTCGTAAGGAGCAGCTTGTTGATAAGATCGGTGACCCCGATTCCATCTTTGAGAAGATCAGGCGCCAGATTGATGCCACCCCACCTTTCCTGTTGCCGGTTGGTTTCAACCCCCAGGCACATCTTTCCTATATGAAGTGTATCAACCCTGAGAATGGCGCGACGATTACCGGGGAGTCCGGCGACAACATCGGGCGCGGTGGTCGTAAGCTCATCTACTTCAAGGACGAATCCGCGCACTATGAGCGCCCGGAGAAGATCGAAGCCGCCCTCGGGGACAACACTGACGTTCAGATCGACATCTCCAGCGTCAATGGCACCGCAAATATATTCGCTCGGCGTCGGCAATCTGGAGTGGTTTGGGAAGAAGGGAAGGAAATGCCGAAAGGAGCAACTAGGGTGTTGGTGCTCGATTGGAGAGACCACCCTGCCAAGTCCCAGGAATGGTATGATGGAAGGCGGGCGAAAGCGGAGCGTGAAGGCCTCTTGCATATATTCGCGCAAGAGGTTGACCGGGATTACTCCGCCGCCGTTGAAGGCGTATTGATCCCAGCGCCTTGGATAAAAGCTGCCGTTGATCTCCATAAGAAACTCGATGGGGGCATGAAGGAAGGCAAGACGTATGCTGGCCTCGACGTCGCGGATGAAGGTGGGGATTTGAATTCACTGGCAACAAGGAAAGGGATTACCCTCTTTGACCTCGATAAATGGGCACAAGGGGATACCGGAGTCACTGCCAATAAAGCGGTGCAGCGGTGCAAGATGAATGCCGCCGAGGAACTCCACTATGACTGTATAGGGGTTGGCGCCGGGGTGAAAGCGGAGACTAACAGGCTGAAACGGGAAGGGTTGGTCGGTAAAAGGTTGTTGATCATCCCGTGGAATGCAGCGGCATCCGTGATGAACCCGGAAGAGCACATCATCAAAGGGGACAAGCAAAGCCCTAAGAACAAAGACATGTTCCAGAACCTCTCCGCGCAGGCGGCTTGGTCGTTGCGGTCGCGGTTTGAGAAGACATTTAAGGCTGTCCACCAGGCTATCAGCTATCCCGTGGAAGAGCTTATCAACATCGAATCCACGACGCCATTCTTGCATGAACTCACGATGGAGTTGAGTCAGCCCACCTACAGCCATAATGGGGCCGGGAAGATCGTGCTGAATAAGAAGCCCGATGGTACCAAGTCTCCGAATCTATTCGATGGCGTCAAGCAGGCGTTCTTCCCATACAAAGAGCAGGTGTTACGGGCGGGAGTATGGTGATGAATCAGAAGCCCATTGTAATCATTCCGGCGCGTTTCGGCAGCAAGCGACTCCCCGGCAAGCCCCTCGCACTTATCGGCGGCAAAACCATGATTCAGCGGGTATGGGAACAAGCCATGCAGATTCCCGGCGTTGAAGCCGTGGTAGTTGCTACGGATGACGAAGCAATCGCCAAGGTAATCGAGAAAGCAGGCGGGTACGCCTTTATTTCCGACGCCGAATATGAGACCGGTACAGATCGGGTCGCAGATGTGGCACGGGTGGTCGGAGAGAACAGATTGGTGCTTAACGTGCAAGGGGACCTCCCGTTCTTTGCACCACAGATTGGCACCCGTTTACTCCAAGCCCTCAAGGAGCGCCCGGAAGCAGATATGGCGACCCCGGTAAAACTTATGAGAGGTTTCCCGGATCAATTCCGCGACAACAACGTAGTAAAGGTTGGGTTCGGCGCGGATTTCCGGGCAACCCATTTCGTGAGACCCGCCAACCCATCTCTGATCTCTCCTGAGGGCCACTGGTACAAGCACATCGGTGTCTACGCTTACAGGAACAGGGCATTGCAGGCGTTGTCATCCATGGACCAGACCTTGGACGAGAAAGAGCATCGGCTGGAGCAGCTCCGTGCATTAGGTAATGGAATGCATATCAGGTGTTGCCCCGTCGTTGATGATTGCGGCCAGGAAGTCAACACCCCCGAGGACTTGAAGAGGGCCAACGATGGTTGTTAAGCGAAGCCGGGTGAATACTGGGGGCCAAGGTGATTTGAAGGCGCTGGCGCAGATGCAGCTCCTCTCCTCTGTGATCGCCAGTCGCGCCATGCTGTCCTCCAGGATGGGGAAGAGCTTCGGCGGCAAGCGTGATTTATTTGAAGCCCTCGGCTACCCTCTCACCCTCACCTATGAAGACTACTTCGCAAAGTACACCAGGGGAGACATCGCGGCGCGGATCATCGACGCCCCCGTCAACGGCACCTGGGAACAGAAACCGGAGATAGTTGAGGACGTTGAGACAGAGACGCAGTTCGAGAAAGACATCCAGGAAGTCATCAAGAAGAAGAAGTTATTCCACTTCCTCAGACGTGCCGACCTGCTGTCTTGTATCGGCAGCTACGCGGTGTTACTCCTCGGTGTCGATGATGGCCTTGAGTTGAGCGATCCGCTGGTGAAGGCGTCGGAACTCCTCTACCTGCAACCGTATAGTGAGGGCAGCTCAGAGATCATGACGTGGGATAAGGATAACACCAGCCCCCGCTATGGCCTCCCTGAGACTTACCAGCTCAAGATCATGGAGCCGGGCAACGTCACCAGCTACCAGACGAGGATCGTGCATCACAGCCGCGTCATCCATATCGCACAAGGGCTGCTGGAATCCAACACCTATGGCACCCCCAAGTTGGAACGAATCTACAACCGGCTGCTGTCCCTTGATTTGATTGTGGGCGGCAGCGGTGAGATGTTCTGGCAGGGGGCTTTCCCTGGCTATCAGTTTAACGCTGACCCCAAACTGGAAATAACGCAAGACTCTGACGAAATCAAGGAGATGATTGACAAATACGTCCACGGGATGAAACGGTATCTCACCACCCAGGGCATGGACGTCAATAAGCTTGCCTCCGACATCGCCGACCCATCCAAGCACGTCGATGTGCAGCTCACGATGATTAGTATCGCCACCGGTATCCCCAAGCGGATTCTTGAGGGCAGCGAGCGCGGGGAGTTGGCGAGTAGCCAGGATGAAAGCAATTGGAATGACCGCCTGGATAGCCGCCGCTTAGATGAGACGGAACCCACTATCCTGCGGCCCGTCATTGATCGGTTGATTGAGTGCGGTGTCATAGCGCCGCCAGCAGGTGAAGAGTACACGGTGATTTGGCCTGACCTCAACTCGCCCTCCAATAAAGACAAGGCGGAGGTGGGTAAGATCCGCACCGAGGCCACCGCAAAGTACATTGAGTCCGGCATGGATATGTTGATCCCGCCGAAACAGTATTTTGAAGAGATGTTGGATATGGATGTCGAGCAGGTGGATCGTTTGCTGGCTGGCGCAGAGAATGCTCTTGAGGATATGCGGGAAGAGGGTCGACAGGCGGCTGAAGATGCCGCTGGATTGGTCCCCAACTCCAACGCTTGTCATGTGCCAAGCGGTCCGGCTGGTGGCCAGTTTTGCGGTGGGGGTGGTTCTGCGGTCGGCACTCTTGCGGCCGCCGGTGGCAATGGCGGCAAATACGCAGCCGCAGCTGCAAGCAAGGTTGAGGCGGGCGGTGAAGGGATGATTGTCAGGGATAAACAAGGTGTCCCGGTCGCTGCTGCATCGATGACCACCATATCAGATTCGGTTCAGATCGACATTCTTGGCAGCACGAGGCCTGGAGGTGGATCAGCGGCAATTTACGAGGCGGTTAAATACAGTGAGAGCAAGGGCAAAGGCGGGGCACTCACTGTGGCGAGTGTCGGGGATGTTTCTACGATTGGGTTCTACGCCAAAATTGGGTTTGATTCCAAGCCCGGAGCACCGGGGAGGACGTTTTTTTTGAAAAGTGAAGACGCGCAAAGATTCAAACAGGTTTACGAGCAGAAAACGACCGCTTCAGACATTATTGTTCACGCGGAAGCCGACTCCATAGCGATTGCTATCCAGTCCGACTTGGACGGTGAAATTGAAATCTTCAGCGGAGATCTCCCTGAATAATGTGTGACGCCTGCCTCAACATAATAAATGAGCAACCCACCGATAAGGGAATCCTCGTCAACGCCGTCCTCCAAATGGACCCGACGCGTACCCTTACACTGCGCAAGAAGTTTGTCGCCGACGTGGACAAGCGGTTCCTGGCGTTGAAGAAGCTGATTACCACCTCGATTGTCCTGAATGATTGCTTCGGTCTAAAACCGCGTGTAATGGCCCCTACGCCGTTCTTCATTCAGGCGGCGGCCAAGCCCGGGCAGTTCGCTTTCGACCGCAGCAGCGCGAAGGTAGAGGCCTTCATGACGTGGTTAGCGGAGCAGGAAGCCGCCGGGGTTCTCCAGATGGTGCAGAAGTCCCGGATTGGGGGCGCAGTTGAGCAACCCTGGACCAACATATACATCGACACCGCATACCAACGGGGCATCCGTCGGGGCCGTCAGGAGTTGCGGAATCAAGGCGTGGATATCCCCGGTTTCGGTGACTCTCAACTCCGCGACCCCGTTATGGTGGCGTTCAATCAACCCATCCACGCCGACAGGGTGGGGCTGATCTACACGAGGACATATAGTGACCTTAAAGGCATCACCGGCGTCATGGATACGCAGATCAGCCGGGTGTTGGCACAAGGTATCGCAGAGGGGCGTGGCCCACGGGAACTTGCAAGAACCATCAATGAGCGCGTCGATGCCATAGGGATCACTAGGGCGCGGACGCTGGCGAGGACGGAGGTCATCCGAGCACACCATGCCGCTAACATTCAGGAGTACCGGAACGCGGGGGTAGAAGGGGTGTCGGTAAAGGCGGAATGGAGCACGGCGGGGTTCAATGTCTGCCCGATCTGCTCGGCCCTGCAAGGTAAAGTGTTCACGTTGGATGAGATCGAAGGGAGGATCCCACGTCACCCAAATTGTGTTGCTGGTGATTCCGTGGTTATTGCCCCTGATGTTATTGTGGCCATGCAGACCACGTATTCAGGTCCGGTAATCAAGTTTACCCTTGCCAATGGGGCAAGGCTCACCGTTACCCCCAATCACATGCTCATGTCCCCACATGGATTGATTATGGCGAGACTCTTCCATGATGGAGATGATCTTTTGTGCTGCCCGAGTGCTCAAGGGGTAACTGTCGGTGACCCAGATAATAATGGGCAGCCACCCCGCATTGATGAGGTAATCAAAGCGTTTTCGGAAACGGGCCGCTGCACGACCACTTGCATGCCAGTTTCCCCCAAAGACTTCCACGGCGATGGGGCTGTCTACCAGGGCGATGTCCACATTATAGGGGCCGATTGCTTTTTGCGGGACGGTCTCAACACGGAAATGTGCAAGATGCTGGATGATCTTCAATTCGAGGGCAGAAGCATATTTGATATTTTGTTTGCTGATGGCTCGTTTACAGAGGTCTTCAGAAGTGCGTTTCTTGCCCCTGATGGCTATGTTGGCCTTTCTCGTGAGCAATTGGCGTTCTTGCGTGGTTGTTTGCTGCATGCGCAAAAACATGGCCTCACTCCTGTTGCGGGGAGTTATGTTGAGTTCTTTGAGGCGCCTGGCGATAACGCACCGATCCACCCCCATCCTTTCAGCAATGGCCTTGACAGACAATGGCTCGTTGATCATTTGCAGGAGCTGATCAGTGTTAATGGCATGGCGATTGGGGGCGGTGACTTTACGCAAGGGGAGACCGTGCTTGACGAAAAGAGCCTTGATGGTGTCTCCCTTTTTAACTCCGGCAGTTGGGGCCAGGGCGGTGAAGGATTCGCCAGCCATGTAACGAGCGTGAATATCAATAATGTTGAGGTTGCTCATGTAGAATCACTCCCTATGTATGATTTATCAACGGTGTCCACAGGATACATTGTGAATGGCATTTTGTCAAGCAATTGTCGTTGTGTCGCAATTCCGATTGTGATGTGAGGGCAAATAAAGGGCAACGAAGGAGAGCAAAGATGGATAAAAGGTTTTCAACGACTTTCAAAATACAGGCGATAGCAAAGGGACAGCGCAAGACCATTGCGGGCGTCAACTACGCCGTCTACCCCTCCGTGATCCTGGTGGAAGGAGTTCACCACGGCGCAATCGGAGCACCAACCATGTACCCCACCGATGTGCTTGAGGCTTCGGCCCCCCACTGGAACAACATCCCGGTGACTATCAACCACCCCCAGGACCAGGAAGGCGCTTACGTCAGCGCGGGTTCCCCGGAGGTGTTGTCAGCGTGGGCGGTGGGTAAGCTGCTCAACTCCCGGTTCGAGGACGGCAAGCTCAAGGCGGAGGTGATGATCGATCTCAAGAAAGCCACCGCCAAGCACCCCACGCTGATCAATTCGTTGGATCGCGGTGTCGAGATGGAGCTTTCCACGGGGTTGTTCGGGGAAGAGGTGATGGAGCCGGGCCTCTGGAATAACGAGGCCTATCAGACACGCCTCACCGCTATCCAACCCGACCACTTGGCGTTGTTACCTGATGCCACCGGGGCATGTAGCTGGGCGGATGGTTGCGGGGTCCGGGCCAACCGTTTGAAAGTGAATGAAGATGACAACGCCGCAATGAGCGGTATCAATAAAGAGCAGGCAATGGAGCCTGCACACCCTACAGCCAAAAAGGAGAATACCATGGCGAAGGACGAGAAGACTTGTTGTCCCGACCGGGTGGCGGCGCTCATTGCGAACGAAGCCACCCCTTTTACTGCGGAGGACAGCGAAATGCTGACCGCGCTCAACGAAACCCAGCTTGAGAAGCTGGAAGCCCCCTATAAGGCCAACGCTGATGGGGACAAAAAGGAAGGTGACAAAGTGGACCAGAAGATCAATGAAGGGGCCGAGGACGCCGAAACCCCGGAACAGAAGTGGGAGGCGTTTATGAATTCCGCCCCCGCCGAGTTCCGGGCCGTCATCAACGCAGGTACTCGTGCCCTGGATGCAAAGCGCACCGAGGCTATCACTAAGATCAAGGCCAACGCTCTGAACACCCTCACCGATGCCGAGCTGAAGGCTATGCCTGATGTGGTGCTGGAGAAACTGGCGCTGGTTGCCGCCCCGGAAGTGAAGCGGTCCAACTACAGCGGTCAGGGCGGTGGCTTCCAGGCCAATGCCTCCGATGACGGCGAGGAGCCGTATGTACCGGTGACCATTAATTTCGCGAAGCCGGAAACCAAGTAATTCAAGAATCAATCCCATAAGGAGGGAATGAAACATGAGTAACAACACAATTATTTTGAAAGGGTGTGGTATCCGCAAGGAGCGGACTGCCAACGCCAGCATCACCCCCGGCCACCTCGTTGAGGTCATGTCTACCGGCAAGCTCCGGGTTCACGCCACTGCGGGTGGTCACGCGCAGAAGGCATTTGCTGTTGAGAATGATCTCATTGGTGCCGGTATTTCCACCGCTTATGCCGCCGCCGCACAGGTGCAGTACGAGGTCATGGAACGGGGCGCCGAAGTCTATGCCTTGATCGCCAATGGCCAGACCATCGTTATCGGTGATCCGCTGGAGTCCGCTGGTAACGGCGAACTCCGTGCCTACACCCATGATTCCGCCGGGCTGGACACCACCAACAACATCGTCGGCTATGCCCTTGAGGCGGTTGACATGAGCGACTCCTCTGCCGCCGACCCGAATGGTCGCATCAAGGTCGAAGTCGCGTAACCCAGACAACAACTTTTCCCAAGGAGGAAATGAAGATGGATTTGATTATGAATGGAAAAGCAAGCGGCTCGGTCGCACAGCGGCTCATGGCCAACGGGATGAACCCCATGGCGTTGAAGCCGTGGATCGGGAAGGATGGCAACGTCTACATGACCCATATCGTTAACGGTAAGGCTACTTCGGTGCCCCTGCACGCCAACGCCACCCTTCGCAAGGACGAGTGGAAGGAGATCGACCAAGCCGTTGTAATGGCAGCCCAGGATCGCATGGTTGGTGTCGCCGACCTCTACAGTCGCAACTTGGTGTACCGGATCGGTAACGGCCTCGGCAAAACCGTGTTGGAATACGAGGACATCGATGACCTCACCGACGCCGAGTTGACCATGGATGCCGTCACTCCGTCCCAGAAGGACCGCCCCAACTATGAGCTGAAATACCTGCCGCTCCCCATCGTGCATAAGGATTTCAGCTTCAATGCTCGGGTACTCGCTGCCTCCCGGACCACCGGCCAGCCCCTCGACACCACTACTGCCGCCCTGGCTTCGCGCCGGGTCATCGACAAGGTGGAGACCATGCTGTTCCAGGGTGCCAGCTCCTATGCTTATGGCGGCGGCACCTTATACGGCTACCTCGACCACCCGCAGCGGAACACCGTCACGCTGTCTCAGAACTGGGACGCCAGCGGCAAGACCGGCGAGGAGATCTTGGATGACGTTCGCGCCATGAAGCAGGCGAGCATCGACGCCAAGCATTATGGTCCGTGGGTTCTCTATATCCCCACCGCCTGGGAAACCGCTATTGACGAGGACTTCAAAGCGGCTTCCGACAAGACTATCCGCCAGCGTATCCTTGAGATCGGCGGCGTCAACGACATCAAGATCGCCGACAAGCTCACTGCCAACAAGGCGACCTTGGTTGAGATGAATGCCGAGACCGTCCGCATGGTTGAGGGCATGGCTATCAATACCGTGGAGTGGGAGAGCAACGGTGGCTTCACCACCAACTTTAAAGTTCTCACCATCATGGTTCCGCAGATTCGGGCGGATCAGAACGGCAACTGCGGCATCACTGTCCTTTCCGCGTAGTCGAACAGATAACCTAACCAAGGAAAACTATCATGGCGAATTTCAGGCGTAAAACAAAGACCGGAACGCATCGAGTGAAAATTCCTGGAACAGGCTGGCTCACAGTTAAGCCGGGCCAGCCTGTTCTTGACCACTCCGGCGTCCCCGTGGATTGCTCCCCGGAAGTTTTTGGGAGCGAAATCGACAACTACGTACAGACGGGGGGCTCGGTTGCTGCCGGGAAAGCCGCTGTTGTCGAGTTGCCGCCCCAAGCTCATTATGTTCTCCAGAAGCGGGGGAGTGGTGCCTATTGGGATGTGGTGAACCCGGAGAACCCGGAGAAGCCCATCAACGAGAAGGCGTTGCGGAAATCAGCGGCAGAGGAACTCCTTGAGAAACTGTTGGGGGAGAAGCCGGAGCCTCAGACCGATGAAGGCGAAGGCGGTTTGGTTTGCCCTTATATGAACAAAGAGATGCAGGAACCCATGTTTGGCCGTGACCACGAAAAGATTGACGAATGTGAAGAATGCGCTCTTTGGTCTGAGTGTGAAGTGGCTTCGGAAGTTGCTCGTAGGGCAGGCGAGTAAATGGGTTCCCGCGACACCTGGGAGATCCCGGAGCTTTGGCCGGGAGCCACCGTGTTTATCCTCGGTGGCGGCCCCTCCTTAGCAGACGTTGACTTGACTCCCATCCACTCCAAGCGGGTGATCGGGGTGAATCAAGCCTACAAGCTGGGACCGTGGGTGGATGTCTGCTATTTTGGCGACTGCGGATGGTATGGGCTGAACCTCTCCACCATCCGGGGCTATGCTGGCCTCAAGATCACCAGTTGTAGCCGCTGCCCGGAAGCGGGTTGGCGACATGTTCATCGGGTTCGCCGCACCAAGCCCTATGGTATCGAGACCAAGCGGGATGCGGTGGCGTGGAATAACAACAGCGGGGCATCGGCTATCAATGTTGCCGTCCACCTGGGTGCTAAGCGGGTTGTGCTGCTGGGTTTCGATATGCAGATGAAAGGCGACAGGAAGAATTGGCACCAGGATTACTTGGGCGAGCAAAAGAACCCGGCGTTATTTGAGAAACACCTGCGGGGCTTCCCTCAGATTGCTAGGGATGCAGAAGCCCTTGGCGTGGAGATACTGAATGCCACCCCGGGATCAGCAGTGACGCAGTTTCCTTTTGTTGACATCAAGGATTTTGTATGAGAGCACAGGCCGCAATACTGCGGGAATTGAATGCACCCCTTACCGTGGAAACGATTGAGGTGGGGACACCTGATGTGGGCCAGGTACTCGTTGAAGTCCGGGCATCTGGTATCTGTGGTGCTCAGATCAGGGAGATTACCGGGGGGAAAGGCGCCGACAAATACCTCCCCCATCTTCTCGGCCATGAAGGTGGCGGCGTTGTTCGTGAAGTCGGCCCAGGTGTGCGGAAAGTCAAACCGGGAGACCATGTCGTTCTTCATTGGCGGAAAGGAACCGGTATAGACGCGGCTTGCCCGACGTATTTTTTGCCGCAGGAGAAAACGACTGGCATCAATCCGCCGAGAAGCAAAGTGGGGGGAGGCTGGGTAACAACTTTCAATACCCACGCTTTGATCTCTGAAAACCGCCTCACCGTGGTGCCTGATGATCTCGATTTTGGAGTCGCGGCGCTGCTGGGGTGCGGAGTCACAACCGGACTCGGCATCATCAACAATGAAGCCAAGCTAAAGATGGGGCAATCCATCGCGGTTGCTGGCGTTGGTGGCGTCGGCCTCAATGTGGTGCAAGGGGCGGCAATGGTGTCCGCTGGGCTTATTATGGCGATTGAATGTTGTGAAGAAAAATGGAAGATGGTTAGGGACATGGGGGCAGATTACGTAATTCCATCTATATCAAGCCCCCTTATGCCTTCACTTCTTTCTGTTGATGTCTTTGTGGATTGCACAGGCGTTCCCGGCGTCATTCAGCAAGGCCTCCGCTGCGTGAAACCGGGCGGCAAGCTGATCCTTGTCGGGCAACCGCAGCAAGGCTTGGACTTGGTTTTCCAGGATATGCAGCGGCATTACCAAGGCAAGACAATTATGGATAGCCAAGGGGGCCTCACCAACCCCGACGTGGATATTCCTCGTTATGTAAAGCTGTACCAGGCCGGGAAGCTGAAACTGGATGAACTTATCACCCATCGCTTCCCGCTGTCAGAAATCAACCAAGCCGTTGAACTTATGAAAACCGGATTGTCGGGACGAATCATTGTGGAGATGCCGAATGCAGATGCTGAAAGATAAAGTCAACGCCTTCCTTGAGCAGCTCCACGTCGTGGACTTACTTGGATTCACCAAGACGCGGGTCGGGAAATCCAGCGATGGAGGCTATATCGTCGTAGATGAACTCTGCCGCGACACCAAGCACGTCTACACGTTTGGTGTCGGCACTGACGTCAGCTTTGAGTTGGAGTTCGCCCGACGTTACCCCGGTGCAAAGTTCACGCTGTTTGACCCCACTATTCCGGCGCTGCCAGAGGAACACCCGGATTTCACCTTTGTGAAGCGCGGGATGCCCCAGGCCTGTCATTCCCCAGGGTTCGCTGTTGTTCCCAAAGGCAGCATCCTCAAGATGGACATCGAGTGGAATGAGTGGGAGACCCTGGAGCTGATGAGCGAAGAGACGCTCTGCAAATTCGACCAACTCCTGATCGAGTTCCATGCGTTCTCAGTGGAATGCCCCGGCAACAGATACACCTCATATTTCAACGGGGTGCTGATCGACTTCAAGGAGCAGGTTGACGGCGCGTTGTTTCTCGGCTACGCGGGAGTGCTAGAGAAGCTGAATAAACACTTCCATATATTCCACGTCCATGCCAACAACTCGTTGCCGAAACAGGTGGTAGGTAAAGCAGAGCTGCCGCCGCTGCTTGAAGTGAGTTTCGTCCGCAAGGATTTGGTGGGACACAGTGTGCCATACACCGGCCCCTTCCCATCTCCGGTGCTGGACCACCCCAATAAGACGGACCGCCCGGACATCACGGAGTATGAAACCTTTCTGCCGGGGGCCTGGTGATGCTAAACGAAAGATCGAAACAAGTCCGCAGAGACACTATCACGCTTTCCAAGGCCAACGGGGGCTACCATTTCGGCGGGTGTTTTTCCTGCACGGAGATTCTGATCGCTCTCTTTGATCACGTCCTCGATAAAGGGGATCGGTTCATCTTGAGTAAAGGGCATGCGTGCTGGCCTTATTACGTGCTGCTGCGGGAGATCGGGCACAACCCCAAGCTGACAGGGCATCCCAGCCGGGACCCCAACAACGGCGTCCCATGTACCACCGGGAGCCTTGGCCACGGCTTGCCGATGGCGTTGGGTATAGCGTTGGCGAAGAAAGCCATGGGCCAGCCTGGCAAAGTCTACGTGCTCATGGGGGACGGCGAGTGCCAGGAGGGCACCACTTGGGAGTCTTTGTTGATCGCCGCGAACCTGGGCCTTGATAATCTCGTGGTGATTGTGGATTGGAACCAGATTCAAGGCAGCGGTTCCGTGGCCGCTGTGTCTCCGGCCACTACTCGATTCCCGGAGGTGCCGGAGCGGTTGGGATGGGAGGACGCCGTGGTGGATGGACACGATACCAATTTGCTCCGCGCCGCCCTCCTGAATTGCGTGATGGTTGACGTCACTGCTCTGGCTGACCCGGAGAAAGTTTACAAGGAAGGCACTGCCAAAGAACAGAAAGCCCCGCGCATCATCTTCGCTCAGACGGTGAAGGGCAAAGGGGTGTCGTTCATGGAGAACAGCCCGGCATGGCATGCGAAATGGCTTGACGACGGCTTCGAGAAGCAGGCACGGGAGGAACTGGCATAATGGGTATGCGGCTTTCTGATATTGTATTTGTCCCGTCGATTCAACACACTGGAACCTGGTTTCTTTTAGGTATCTTGCAGAATTTCTTCGAGAAAACCAAGGAGCTAACTTTCCTTCTTGAGAACAATGAAAAACAGGAGTCCGAGGATTGTTTTTATCGGCATCAGTATCAAGCACCATTGGACAAGAGAACAATTGCCCATATTCACCTCCCAATTGTTCGGCATTTGAATTTTGATGTAAATTTTCCAGAAGGGGAATTTCAAAACAGGTGGTTTCGCAACCTTGGGACCTTGCGGAGTGTTCCTGTTGATACCATCAAAACACTTTGTAATTTTTTTAAAGTGGTCATTCCAATCCGCGACCCTATGGCAGCGATATTGACCAGGGAGGCAAGACATCCACAATTCAGACACTTTTATATTGTGGACGGATTTGTCGTCCTTGCAACGGAGTTAATCAAACATCCGAATGTGATGTTTTTCCCAGTCGATTTATACGACAACGTGCAAGACAGGAAAGGCCTGCTTGTAAGGTTACTTGTTCATCTCGGCATTGACATCACCGGGAAAGAAGAATTGCTTGATACCATTGCTCGTGAATGGTCTGTGAAGAATATAACGCCGGGGAATAAGTTCAAAGCTCTTTACAAAAAGGGTGATTTGAATTCGCTTATGTCAATGCTTGGTCCGAAGCAAGCTGAAGTTGAATATTTGCAAAACATGTCGTCAATAATCATGCCGTTTATGGCTGGTCTTGGCTATACACGCGAAAAATTGGTCTGGTGATAATATGAGACGGACTTTTGGAAAGGTGCTGGTCCAGTTGGCGCGGAAAGACCCACGCATCGTGCTACTGATCGCCGACGTCTACCAGGAAATGGACAACTTCGTGCTTGAGTTCCCCAGCCGCATCTTCAACGTGGGGTTGTGTGAGCAAACCATGATAGGTATGGCGGCAGGGATGGCGATTGAAGGGCTCCGCCCCGTGGTCTATACGCTGACCCCATTCCTCCTGGAACGGCCATTTGAGCAGGTGAAGATCGACGTGGATGAACAGAATCTGCCGGTGATGTTGGTGGGTAACGCAGACTATCCCACCCATGGCCCCACCCATCGTGCCCTCAACGCTGAAGGATTGGTTGGGCTACTCAAGAACACCGTCGGCTATTTTCCCAGGAACGCCGTGGAGACGGAGAAGGCAATGCTGGACGCCTATTTGATGGGCGTCCCCGCCGTGATCTGCCTCCAGAATGATAGGATGCCGACGATATGAAAAAGACCGTGCTGATAACAGGGGCCAGCCGGGGATTGGGCAGAGAACTTGCCCACTATTTCCTCAAGAAGGGTTGGTGCGTCCTAGTTACGGCGCGGGATCACGGTGCCATCGAAGAATTGATTGGTGAAGGCGCCCACGGAGTCTGGGGAAGTATCACCACGGAGTTTACGCGAGGGGGACTTGTGGACATGGTGGGGCAGTACGGGCTTGACCTGCTGATCCATAACGCAGGCACCCGGCCAGACACAGCTTTCATGGAGACCGAGGACAAGTGGCTCTCCGCAACCATTATCACTAATCTCATGGCTCCCATCCTGTTGACGAAGAGGTTGTGGGGTGCGCTGAAAGCTACGTCAGGGATGATTGTTTTTATCAATTCGTTGGCGGGGAAGTGCGCGGGAAGAAATGAAGCGGTTTACGCCGCCAGTAAGTACGGTCTCAGGGGTTTTGCAGAGTCCCTCCAGTATGACGCCGTCAAGGATGGTCTCCGGGTGCTATCCGTATTTCCTGGGGCGATGAAGACGGCGATGTGTAGCCACCGGGAAGACTACGACAAATTGATCGAACCAGAGGAAGTAGCGGCCACGATTTATCAACTATGCGCGGATCGTCCGAGCCTTCGGGTGACGGAAGTGGATTTGTGCCGGAGGCAGTACTAATGGAACAATGCGTTTGCGGTAGCAGCAAAGGAACGACGTCAAAGCATGTGTTCTATGAGGTCACAGCTGAAGGCCAGACCCACAAGAGTCGATCCAAGATGAGTGTGATCACCTGCGATAGTTGTGGCGTGGTCCGTCGGGACGTCGGCATGGACGACAAGGCCTTCCAAGAATTCTACGAGCAGTACCAGCCTACCGGTGACGCTTACGTTGGCAAGACCTACGAGCACGACCGGGCGCTGGCTGTGAAGCGTTGCGACTCCTACGGGTTCGGCGTCGGCGGTGACCTCAAGATTCTGGATGTAGGAGCAGGTAGCGGGGCTTTCGTGGATGAGTGCCGGGCGCGGGGATACAATGCCTTTGGTTGCGAAGTCGCTGATTACTCCTACGCCCAGGGCCGGGATTTCATTTACAAGGGAAAGTTTGAGGACATCCACTTCCCCACCGATCACTTCGACCGCGTCACCTGCCACGACGTCTTGGAGCACGCCCCGGACCCCTTGGCGTTTACGGCGGAGTTGTTTCGCGCCACAAAACAGGGCGGCGTCGCGGTGATTGATTTCCCGAACTTTGAGACCGGGGCCGGGGAACACCACTGGAAGGAAGAGCACCTCTGGTATTTCACCACGGAGCAGCTGGAATCCCTCTTGAAGCGGGTTGGGTTTGTGGTCTCAGAGGTCTCACACCCCATTGAGTCGAAAACCGTGGTGCTTTGCTTGAAGCCCACGCAGTTACGCCCGACCATCCTCGTGCCACCGGGTATCGGCGACTCCTACTGGAGTATCATCAAGCTCCAGGCGTTTTTGAAGCGGGAGAAGCTGGGGGTGCCGGATGTGTTGGTGGCTTGCAACACTGAGAAGAAGCACCAGGGCCATAAGCGGGCGTTCCCGTTCCTTGAGATGTTCCCGTTCCTGAATGCCACCGGAGAGACGGTTTCCACGACAGAGCAAAAGGAGATATGGAAGGAAGCCTACGGGCAGGAAGGCCGGACCATTTTTAAAGACGTGATGGGATGCGATTATTTCATCTCATACAACGGCCACCTTCGTGTCGGTGCTCAGATGGAAGAGCTTGACCCGGACCTCGACACTGATTGGGTGCCGCCGATGTTTGTGTCGCTTGAGCAACAGCGGTATCAGGAGGACTGCCAGCAGCGGTTCGGGAAATACATCGTCTTCTACTTCATCTTCCAAGGCACCTACACCTATTGGGTGAAGGAGTTCGGAGTTGACCGGCTCATTGACTTCATCAAGCAAACGGTACGGAAAACCGGGGCTAAGGCGGTGTTCGCTGGGGCGCGGTGGGACGCCGAGGAAAACGTGCTGAACCAGTTGAAGCGGGAGATTCCCGGCTGCATTGATCTCGTCGGCAAAACCAACGTGGCGCAGCTCTTTGGGTTGCTGAAGGGCTCGGAGTTGGTGGTGGGATACCCCTCAGGCCTCTCCATTATGTCCACTGTGCTCGGCGCGAAGACGTTGATCATCTGGAACAAGTTCTATAACCGGGAGTTTGCCTGGTATGCGTGCCCGCCGAAGACGCGGGGAACCACCTATTTCATCGAGGACACCGAAGGCCTGGAAGTCAATGCGCTGGTGAAGATGGCTGTTGACATCGTAGAGGCCGGGAAACCAGTGGCGAAACCCCGTGCCGTCTTAGCGATTCCGCAACCCCCGAAGCCCAATTTACGGAGGCCCAGACAGAAGCCCTCAGGAATAGGCCGGGAAGGGGTCGCTACGGCGTTTAAGCGGAAACCCGGCGTTACCCCCGCCGCGCCGATAAACGCCCAAATGCTGACGGGTTCCGCCCCATTGACGGTGGTCTGTGTGCTGAAGTCCGGGGGCTGCTATACCGGACAGTACGTCGAGGCGATGCGAAACATGGTGGCACGGAACTTGACGCTGCCCCATCGGTTCCTGTGCTTCACCGATATGGGGGCGTTGCCCGGCAGCGAGAAGTTACAACACGGGATGCCGGGGTGGTGGTCGAAGCTGGAGTTGTTCAGGGTGAAAGGCCCGGTCCTCTATTTCGACCTCGACACCGTGATTGTTGGCAACCTGGACCGCCTGGGAAAAATGGTGTCAGCGATGCCGGAGAACACGGTGCGGATGCTCACCCCATTCAATGCGAAGCGGCGGCAAGCCGGGGAATGGGCGTCCGGCGTCATGGCTTGGCACGGTGACTTCCGGTATCTGTTACAAGATGCCCCCGCCAATCTGCAAGACGCCTTCTATGGCGGTTGGGATCAAGTCTATATCTTCCAGTCATTGCTGAAACACGGGGTTCATATTTCGGCGGTGAATGAAGGCGCGTCGATTTACAGCTACAAGCGGCACTGCCAGGGCGGGGTGCCAAAAGGGGCGGAAGTCATCTGTTTCCATGGTAACGCCCGACCGCATATCGCACGGGAGCCTTGGGTGCGGGAGAATTGGAGGTAATGATGAAACAACCCATCCTGATAACAGGAGCCGCCCGCTCTGGAACGTCGTTGACCGCTGGGATCATCCATATCTGCGGGGCGTTTGGCGGTGAGACCTGTGGCCCCACCTCAGCGAATAAGCGTGGCCAGTTTGAGAACACCGAGGTGCGGAACGCCGTCACCAAGCCATATCTGCGGAGCATCGGTTGCGACGAGATGGGGCAGCGCCCGCTCCCATCCACTCACCAAGTATTTAACGTCACCGAGGACCAAGGGGTCGAGAGGCGTGAGAAAGTGCTGGAGATAATGGCCCGGCAGGGGCTCAAGGCGGACTCCATCTGGTTCATCAAGGAGGCTAAGGCGTGCCTCACCTGGCGGCTGTGGTCACTGGCTTTCCCTGGCGCCAAGTGGGTGGTCGTCCGCCGGGAACCCAACGACATCGCCCGGAGTTGCTTGCAAACCCACTTCATGCGGGCGTATCGAGACGTGCTGGGGTGGCTGCGTTGGGCGGAAACCCATGAGAAGAGATTCGCTCAGATGAAGACGGCGGGCCTCGACGTGCGGGAGGTATGGCCATCAAGGATCGTTGCAGGCGATCTCAGCGAGATTCAAGAGGTGGTGGGGTGGTTGGGCCTCACCTGGCAAGAAAACCTCGTCAGGGCGTTTGTATCGCCTGATTTGTGGGGGCCGAAATAATGGCGAATCGAATCACAGTCGCAGAGTTGGAAGAAATTATTGACATCGACTCATCGCTCACCGACGCCAGGATCACCGTATTCATTACGCAGGCAAATTTGATGGTGACGGCGGCGTTCAGCGGGGACACCACGGTCGGAGATGCAACGCTGAAAGAGATCGAGCGTAACGTGGCCGCCCACCTCATCCGGGC